GTGACAGCATTAGTGCCATTGTCTGTATCTTCTTTAAACAGTATAGAGCCAGCAGCAGACGATGACCCAGACAGTATGGGTGCAGTCAATGTCTTATTAGTAAGTGTTTGTGTGCCAGTAAGTGTAGCTACAGTTGAATCCACAGCAAAAGTAACAGCATTACCTGAACCAGAAGTGTCAATACCAGTACCGCCTGTAAGCGTGAAAGTCTCGCTGTCAAGGTCGATAGAGAGAACACCACCACTGTCGGCTTGGAAATCGAG